CGCCACCGCCAACTACTAGAACATCAAACAAACCTGCTTTAGTAACAGTCAAAGTGCTATCGCTTGTAAAAGTTAACAGCGTGTAATTTTGCCCGCTAACCGTAATTGAACTACTCGAACCGCCCGTAGCCGTACCGTAGGCGTTGCCGCCCCCTAAATTAAAAAAAGTAAAAGTTGACGCCGACAATGCAAGTAAATAGCCGCCCCCATATTGCGCCAAAGCAAGCGAACCGCTTGTGTTTATAGTTACGCCCGCACCCGCAGTAATCGTGCAAGTGCCTGCACCTTTGTTAGCGACCTGAATAACATCACCAACGGTAAAAATCGAGTTATTAACTGTAATCGTTGTAGCGCTAGCGCTGTTCATCATTGTGCGCTTTGTTTCGTCGCCTGCAATCAAAACATAGCTAGCGGTCTTATCCGATATCGGTAAATTTTGTATGTCGTTTAATTGCTGCGCTGTTAAAACAGTCGAAGCGACAAACGGAAACGGCGTAGTCATAGTGTCCTTACTTTACCCTAAAACGTTCTCGGCGTCTAGTATGCCAAAAACGGCGTCATTTAAAATTAGTTCATAAACAATAGTTGTAGGGCTAGTAAACAGCAATATTTTATGGCCGTCGCCAATATTTAACGTATGCTCTACGCCTTCTATACTTAATTCTTGCGCTAGTTCTGTAGTGCCAGCGCCGCTAGTAAACGTTTTTTCTATTGTTACCGTATCGCCTATATCTATTATGGCTACCGTATCGCGCTGGGCTGTAGTCAACATATTAAACGCCGTGCCTACAGACGTGTAGCGCGGTTCTGGTTCGCCTTCGAGCAGGTAACTAGCCAGCGTTGCGGCTGCAGTGTCGTTATGTAAAAGGCTGTTTGTAATGCTTTGGGTTTGTATAAAATATTTGGTTTGGCTAGCTGCGTCGTCTGCTATTTGCGGGTTATTGCTACCTAAAATTTGTACTACAGCCCGGTTAACTACTTGGTCAGCTTCAAAGCTAATACCTAACTGGTTAAAAGGTAGGTTTGTGCCGTCGTCGTGAAAGTCTGCTACCGCTGCGCTAAGCGTGTTACCTATACGGGGTTGAAAGGTTAGAAAACCGTCGCGCGACATAAATAGGCGGCCTTGCTCGGCGTCGTTTATTTGGGTGCAATAACTTAAAACGTTTGTGCCCTGGTTTACGGTGAACGCTGCAGCGCCGCCTAACGTTTGCGTACCTGTAGTAATAGCGCGTTGACCAGCTGGGAAGTTAACTTCTGGTAAATCTAAGACCGCTTCTAAACGTTCGTTAGTTAATTCTTCGCTTACGTTAAATTCATCTAATACGGTTTGGCTTAATAAATAAAAATCGTCTGCACAAAAAACCGTTACTGTATCTATGCCACCTAAAGCAAAGTTGTAATCGTAGTTAACTATGTAACCTTTAAAAAGATATTCAGGGTTACTTAAATTGTCGTACCGGACTAGCTCGACTTTACGCATAGGCGCTAAACCAGGTTGCGCCGTAGCAGGGTCAAAAAACGGACTAAGTTCGTCAAACGGGTTAAAAATACCTGACGTATCGCTAAGCGTAAAAGTCATAGTGCCCGTACCAAACTGGTCGCCTTGGTCGCGTCTGCCGCGCCTTACGTTTACGTTTACGCAGCCTTCTAAAACCGGTGCAAAATTTGTAGAACCGTCTAAAACGTATTGCGTATTATTTAAAACGCCTTGCGGGTTTGCGTCTAAAATAAATGCGTCTTGTACAAAACCTGTATCTACAAACAGTTCGTAATTACCTGAACCTACAACAGCTACCCCAGCCATTACGACGCAACTTGAAATTGTGAAGGCCCAGCCAAACGGTTATAGGCCAGCAAAGCATTATTGACCGCTACCGCTGTTTCTGCAGTAGTAGCCAGACCGCCCGTAACGTTAATAGTTACGTTACCTAACGGCCTGCCTTTATCTGTAGGCGCACCTACTGGCAAAAGCGTAGGGATAGTAGGCGCTGTAAGGCTTGGCGTTGTTATATCTTGATTAAAACCAGCACCAATACCTTTAACGTCAGCTAAATTTATACCCTTTTTACCTAGTTTGACTTGCGCTATCGCCATAGCCGCCTCAACGCCTGCTAAGTATTGTTGCGCGTTAGAAACGCCTGCCGCGTAAAATTTGCTTGCCGATACTTCGCCAATACGTTTAGCAATTGCGTTGACTTCTTCTACAAGTTTGTTAGCGCGTAAAACGTTTTCGCTAGACGCTAAAAGTTCTTTAGCTATCTGGCTACCGCTATCTATACCAGCGTCTATAACCTGTTGCAAAGCTTCGCTACTTAAACCAGCTGCTAACAGTTGCTCGACTAGGTCAGCAAATTCTTTAGCTTTATCTGCTTGTTTTTGTAGCGCACTAAAAAACGTTAAACCTGCGTCTTCGCCGCCTTCTTCAAACGCATTACCAAAATTAAGCGCGTTAGTAATAACGTCAGAAACTGACTTACTAAAATTGTCAAATTCGTTTTGCGCTGTTTTTAAACGTTCTTTAGCGCCGTCTAACGCGTCGCCCATTTCTTTATTAAGTGCAGCCGCTGCTTCTTTAGTTCGGTCTGCCATTTCTTTAAGTTTTTTGCTAGCGCCGCCGGTGCTACCGCCTGCGTTTTCGCCTAAAAGTTCGGCCATATCTGCAGCCGCTTTAGCGTCTTCTGCTAGTTTTTTGGCTGCAAAACTTGAATACCCAGACGCGCTAGCCATATTGCCAATACCAGCCGTAAAGCGCGTAAAGCTGTTTTCTAACGCGCCTATGTCTATTAAATTGTCAAACGCTTTACCCATTGTTTTAATGGCGTCTAAAGGCTGACCTGTAACAAACTGAAACGACGCTTTACTAACTATTGCAAATTTATAAATCGCGTTAGCGGCGCGCGCAGCGTTAACAGCCACAAATTTAAAACCGTTAACTATTTGTGTACCGCTAGAACCCAATTCGTAGGCGGCTTGCTGTAAACCTTTAACAAAACCCTTTTCACCAATAACCGTAGCTACGCGTTCAAATGCCGGTACTACGTTGTCATTTAAAAACCTTACGACGTCTAAAAATATTGGTAAAAATGCTTGTCCTAATTTTTGTTGTATGTCGTCAAATGTTGCGCCTAAGATTTTTTGTTGTGCTGCTAAACCGTCGCTGGTTCTAGCAAAGTCGCCTTGCGCGTCTGCAGTCTGCAAAAAGATTACGCGTTGCGCTGCTAAAACTTTTTGCTGCGCAGTCAATGCTTTATTGCCGCTATATATACCTAGTTCGGTTGCGGCTGCTTTTAGCGTTGCGTCATCTAGTAGCACGCCGTATTTGCGTAACGGTTCGGCTTCACCTCGAAGCGCTGAACCTAACGCTGTTATAGCGTCATCTACCGAAGTGTTATTAAATGAAGCTAAGTCAGCGGCAAGGGTTACAAGTTCGGTAGCAAAGTTAGATAGGTCTTTACCAGCCAGGCCAGCGGATTTACCAAATATTGCAAACGTGCCGGCTGCGTTTAATGCGGCTGTTTCGCTTATGCCTAACGCCGTATTAGCTGTACGGGCAAAACCTTCAACTTCTTTAGATATTGCGCCAAAAACTACAGTATTTTTGCTTATGGCTTCGTTAAAGTCTGACGCGCTTTGAATAGCTTTATATGCAAAAACGCCTACAGCTGTAGCCGCGCCCGCAATAGCTGCGCCTGCAATTAGCGTAGATTTTGCTAGCCCGCTAAAACCTTTATTAGCGTCAACGCCAAAAGCGCCTAAAGCTTTTTGTGCGCGGTTTAACCCTTTATCGTCAAACGTGCTAACTATCGGTATGTTAATTGCCATAACGCACCTTTAATTTTTTGTTTAACACTTCTGCTACGTCATCTACGATTTGTTTAACGGCGTACTGCACGCTATACCTATGCTTATTTACTGCCGGGTCTATTGCGCGCGGCTGGTTGCCTACTTCTACATTTAAGTTAGTTACAAACTGGCCTTTAGTTTTAATGCCTGCGTGGTCATAGATAGCGCCTGCTGCGTCTGTTTGTTGTGCCACCATAAGTTCGTAGGGCCTGGCTTTAAACGTAACGCTGTGGCTTTCGCGTGGGTTAGTTTCGGCGTCAAACTTATCTTTAAACTGAACCGTGCCGCCTCGACTAGCGCGCCTACCTACTTTAATTTTTAACCCAGCTTTAGCAGTTTTGTTTGACCAATACACTTCGCGGCCTTTAATAAGTTTGCCGCGCACCATACCCGATAGCGGCGGTACGTCGCCTATCAGTTGCCTAGCAGTGTTAATAATTGGCGTACCAGCGCCTTTAATATCTTTAGTTACTTGTCGTCTATAAACCTTGTCAAACTTGTTTAACTCAGCAAGCGTTTTTTGTACGCCTTCAATTTGCATAGTTACTTTGCTAGACATACGTTTTATTTCTATTGTTCAAAATTTCTATTACCGCGTAAACGTCGCCTAGTTCGTAGGGTACGTCAATAGGCCAATAACCAGTAGCTACAAGTATTTCGGCCATTACATACCTTAAGCTTCCAGGTCTGCTTTTGGGTCGTGCTGCTCGACTACTTCAATGTTTTTTAAACTGCCAATAAATAAATCTAGGTTTGCTGGCACTGTAATTTTGTTTAACCGGCTGGCTTCGTAGCACATAAACGCTAAATCTTCTACGCCTATGCCTGCCGCCATATCTGACGCTTTGCGCTTATATTTTCTTTCCCACGCGACCAGCGTCATTAGGTTTGTTTGTACTTCGTATTCTGTGCCGTCGTTAAATACGGCTTTTAGTGTTAATTGCATTACTTGCCTTTCTCGGTACGGCGTTTATTAAACGCGGCTTGTTTTTTGTTAATTCTCAGCGGCCAAAGCCGCGTCATCACGAAACAGCTTTAGCTAATGTGCCACCTGTAAACGTAAGCGTAATAGTGCTTAGTTCACCTAGCGAAGCGTTAATAGGCGTATGGCTTTCGAGATATGCGCCGGTCAAAGTATATTTAGGCGCGTCAGCTGCAGGCGTAACTAAACCTGCTGCAGTAGGCGAAACTGTAATAGTTGTTTGAATACCTACAAGGCCATAAATGGTGGCTTCTGTTTCTGACGCTGCATAGCTTTGATAAAGCGTTACTTCAAACGTGTTATTTTGTAGCGACGTAATAGACGAACCGCCAAACTTGCGTGCAGTATCACCAAACGCAGTAGTTTCTAACTGCTCTTGCGTAAACGTCAAAACTGCGCTAGTGGCCTGGTCTGTGAGGTTCACGCTGTTTATTGTCAATGCCGGATTGCTGAGGTAAACGGTCGTAGCCATATGTGTTAGTCCTTGTCTGTTTCTGTATCTTTAGTTTTAGCAGATTTCTTAGGCGTATATGTGGATATATGCCCGCTATCTATAAGCACGTCAATATTTATACCAGCTGCTTCTAAATCGTTGCCGTCTAAAATATCGCCGCGTTTACAATTAGCGAACCTATCACTAGTAACTATGTATTGTGCCATATCGTGCCTTTACTGGGTTTGTGCTTGCATTGTTATAGTCAAATCATAGGCGGGATACGCTACGCCGCCTACTAATGCTTCTGTAGGCCTGCCGTCTGTTACGCCTACGTTTGCCCCTAGCACTTTGCTAGCCAGGTTTAATAGGCTGCGTTGCGCGTCTAAGTTGCCTGGCCCTAACGTTATTACGCGTACTGGAAACAACATCTTTACTATGTTTGCGTTAAACGCTTCGAAGCTGGGCGCGTCTATAAAAGCGCACGGCGGTACAAGGTTACGCGGGTCGTTTACTACCTGTAGGCCTGTAACGCCTTCAAGCGTTGTAGTTAAGTTTGTTAGCGCGGTATTAAACAGGTCAGTAAAGTTTTGGGGCATTACGCAACCGCTGGCCTATCCACGCCTAACAGCTGTTTAATCATTGGTGATAAGCCCATAGTGTTACCTGTACCTAAGCCGTCAAAACTAGCAAAGTCTGTTACGCCGCCGCGTTGACGGTAAAGCGCGCCGCCATACATAACCGTACCCAAACTTACTGAACCGTTTGGCACGGTAGTAAGGCTTTCGTTTTTATATCCTGCTTCCTGCCTTCGACGATACGCAAAACTATTCGCAGCCAAAGCGCAAGTAGTTAAAAATGCTGTATCTGCTGCAGTAGCTGTACCGATACCTAGCCAGTCTTCTATTTGTTGCGCTGTAATCCACGTACAGACCGGCGTAGTGGTTAGTGTGCCGGTTGCGGCCACTATGTTTACGTTGTCAGCTGTTTTAGCGTAAAGCACCTGATTAGCGATAGGTGCTTCAATGTCGTAAACAAAAAAACCTTGATCATCTATGCCAGTAAAATAGTATTGCGGTAAACCAACTACGGTATAAGTACCGTTAAAAGTTGCGTCAACACTTGCAATAGTTACGCTTTGCCCTACTTCTAACGGGTCAGCGTTAGTAAGTAAAACGATTACTGCGTAGTTATCGGTTAAGTATTTTTGTTTGACCGAATAGACGGCCATAGCTGGCCTACCTTTCGGCTATTAGACGAACTTAACGAACTTAGTAGCGTCAGCCATAAACCCGGCTGCGTAACCTCTGAACGCAATAGTGCGGCCTAATGTTGCAGGTACTTCTACGCTAATTGCGCCTTTTTGCTGTTCGTAGAACTCGAAGCCTGCAGCTGGTCCGGCTGCGTGGCCCATAAACGAACCTGGGGCGTGTCGGTCAACTACAAGCACAAGGCCTAGCGGGTTGCCGTTCCAACTTGTAGCAGAAGAATTACCTGCAGCGTTTTGTCCCATAAGGTTTGGTGCGCCTACAAATGGAAACACTGGGCGGTTCTGGTCATCTACTGAACTTGCCAAAGCTTTCCAGCTGGCAGGCGTTACGAACATATGCGTAGGCAAATAATTGCTATCTGTAGAAATTTGTCGTGCGCCTTCGTAAATTGCTGCTACCCAGTCCGCACCTACTGCAGTGTCTGCAACAGACGAAGTTTGTGTAATTGCAGCGTGGCAAGTATCTATTGCGTAGTTGTCAGTTGCCTGACCGTAAGCAATAGCTAACTGGTTTAAAATAATGTCAATGCTTGCAGGGTCTGAAAAATCCAAATCCTGTTCGGACACTGTAACAAAAGTACCGAAACTAAGTTTAGAAATGTCATTGTTCGAAACGACAACAGTTGAAGCGTTTAGCTGGTCAAACTGCGCCGATTGCTGTTGCACTACTGGGCGTGTTGTAATTTTTGGTCTGCGAAATGTTGCGCCTTGTGTAGGCATTGCGCGCGTACCGATAGCAGACACGAAAGGCCTAACAGGGTTAAGTCCGTCATATACAGAACCAGTAATAATTTCTGGCAAAATACCTGGGGTACTTTCAGTGTTAATAAATGGTGCAACGCCCGGCGCTGCTTCAATTACTGCTTGCTTAATGTTTGCGTTCATCTGTGCAAAATCTGCACCGCCGCGAACATAGCTTGCAATATATTCAGAAGTGCTAGGCAAACGAAGTTTACGCGGTTGCGCGTAAACCGTGTGAACGGCTGCAGCTTCTACGGCTTGTGGGGTTTCTGTTTCCATTTTTTCTACCTCTTGTTCTGGGTCTTGTTTACTATTTAACACTACTTCATCTTCGTTTTGGTGGATACTGGCCGCTACGCGTTCTACTTTAGCGGCTTCAAAAGCGCCAAAAGGTAACAGGCTTAATTCTTGCCAATCTGCTTTGGTTACTATCATTGTGCCGGCTTCGTCAAAACTAAATTCGACTGGCAAAATACCTACCGAAACGCTATCTAGTACGCCGTCTTTTGCTAGTTGTAGCGCTTCGTCGCCTAACCTAGTTTCGCTTATGCGGGCTTCAAACAGGACCGTATCGCCTACTAATTCTCTACTAATTACTAAACCTATTGGGCTGGTACTGTCGTGGTTTAAATACATTTTAGGTTTTTTGCCTTCGAGTGGCAAACTGCCAGCTTCAAAGCGTACTTTTTGGCCGTCGCTTACTACAGCTTCTACGCCGTATTGCAAAGCAACGCCCGCTAATGTTCTTCTTGGCAGCGTGGCACTAGCGGGCGCTGCGTCGAGCGTCAATTCTTGCGGCGTCAATCTAAGCATTATTAACCTGCGTTTCTGGTACTAGTTCTTCTTCTTCTTCTTCTTGCATTTCGTAACTTTCTAAATAACTTTCAATATCAAACCTTACTACCGTGCCGCGCGGTAAAACGTTATTAGCGCTAAGCGTTTCTTGTATGCAATCTATGTACGGCTTAACGCCAAACTTGTATAAGTCGCGCGAAGCTTCTGCGCTGCTCACATAACTGTAGTTACCAATACTTACAGAAACTAAATAGGCGGGCACGTTTGCAATTCGTGCTATTTCTTTGGCCTGATATTCGGCAGCGTCAATAAGTAGCATTTTGTCCGGCGTTGCCATATTCGGTATTACTTCTACAAATTCGTTAACGGCACTTGTAGCAGAAGCAAACCGCGCTTCGTCGTAAGCCGCTGCTAAATCGCGTAATTCTTGCGGCGACATAGGTTCGCCGCCCATTTGTCGAAGGGTAACGGCTGGCTGCAAACTGCTTGCGTTGCGGTTGCGGGCCTGTTCAAGTTTTAACGCCGTATCTACAGAAGTTGCGCCGGTATAAATTAAGCCTTGTATTGGGCTTAAAAATTGTACGCAATCTTCCCAGCGAATAGGTAAACCTTGAAACAATATTTGTTTAGACGGCCCAAACCATACGCCGCTACTTTGTGCTTGGTCTTGTGTTGTAACTATTGCTGCAGGTAAACGCGTAAACGAACTTGGGTAACCAGTAGCTTTATCGCGTTCAGTTATGTACCAAAATGCGCGCCCATAAAATAACAAATCATCTAACGTAAAACTAAGAATAAAATTATTTGTTACGCCTTTGTCTATGCGCTGTAACCAGCTGCGCGGCGCTTCTGGCACTAATTCAAGTTTTTCGCCGTTCCAAATTTCTTTAAATAATTCTAGTTTTAGGCAGCCGATTACTGAACACATCAAATCTCGACTACGCGAAATAGTAGGCACTTGCATAAAGCGTTGGCGTTGGCTTCCGTCGCTGTAAGCGTAGAAGTTGCCAATTTGTGAAGCGCCGGCGTTACTGCCTGCAGCCGCTTTTACTTGTTTAGCTGGTTCAGGTTTGCGCGCGAATAAAGCCATTGGGTAAGTATGCCACAATTTAAAAGAATATTTGTGATAGGTAGCCGCCGCAGTCGTGAACCGAGAAAGTCTTAAAACTCGACGGCTACCCGCGCATTACCTTAGCCGATAATAAAACCTATATAGCGCCACGCGTGCTAACTATTAACGGTTTACCTATTGTTGAAGGTTTGCTAACCATACTTACAGCAAACACTAAACAGCGTGCTAGTTCTATTGGGCCTGGGCTACGCAAACTAGACAAAGTTATAGCGCCTTGATTTTTGACGGCTACGGCGCGTTCTATGTGTTGTGCTAATAGCTGGCTACCGTCGTGCCTTACTTTGCCTTCAAGTATTGCGGCCCTAGTGCTTACAGTCCAGCGTTGTAGTTCGCGGTTGCCTACCATAGACGCGCGGCGCGCAAACTTTGTAGGTAACGTCATTTCAAACGCAGGCGTAATAAGCAAGCGCGTAGTTTGGTCAACGCAGGCGGCTTCTACGGCCTGCCAGCATTCGGCTAACGTATCTTTAACAAACTCGACGGCTACCTGTATTTCGCCTTTGCTGTTTAACGCAGCTCTAACGCCTACATAGCGGGCTTCGTCTTGGCTTTGTTCTATAGCCAGTACGCCGCCTTTAGGCATAGGGTCAGCTGTTATTAGTTTGTCAAAAACCCCTGGCTGTAGCCAGCCGTTAGCGCTAGCGGTCCAAATATTTACGCTGGACCGTAAAAACGCGTTACGGTTTGGCTGTTCAGCTTCTGACGCTATTACGTCGAGCGTAAGCGTGCTTCCTATTGCAGGGTTTGCTTGTAGCCACGCTGCAGGCGTCATAGGGTCAACGTCGCCCGCCGGTGAATATTCGGCAAAGTAAAGCGACGTAGTTTTCTTTTCGTCAATAGCGCGTAAACCTTGCTCGCGCCATTTCTGCATTTCTTTAGAACTTTCGTCGCCTGCCGTAGAAGTCATAAACAGAAGCGGGCTACGCCGTGTACGCATAGTAGGCAACAGACCTACCGAAACACTGTCAGGCGATACCGCCCAAAGTTCGTCAATGCAACACAAATCGGCAGTAAGGCCGTGAAACGAATTAGGCGTAGCAGCACGAACTAGCCAGCGTGTACCGTCAGGCAAATTGGCTTCGTTACGGCCTACCGCCCAAGTCAAAATAGCGCCAAACTCTTTTTCAAGTATTGGCGCAACAGCGTTAAACAGTTCTATAGCTAAGTCCAGACGGTGCGCCGTAGTAATAATGGTTTGCGGCTGGCTTCGAAGCTTTGGCATTTCTGTAGCCCAAAAACCTACAAGGCTGGCTAACAAAATACTTTTACCGTTTTGACGGGCAACACTTACTAAGCCCTGCCGGTGCAATAAGTCGCCGTCTGCGTTATGTGCTAGCAAACCCGTTGC